AGAGTTTTTGTAAATTGTAATCCAGTTTTAAATAGCAATGAATCATATTGTGGTTCTTGGATTTCTGCTCTGAAAACTGATATGCGACCACCAGTAATAGTAGTTGTAGCATTTGCATCTAATGTTAATGCTAGATTACTACCAACTGAAGAAACTCTTCCTATTTGAATATTGTTAACATAAACAACATCTCCAACATTAACAGATTGCGTAAAGATAGTTCCAACTCCAGTAACAGTAGTGCTAGAAGTAGATGTAGTCGCTGAGCCATCAAGATTTAATAATGTTGGAACAATATTACAACTAAAATTGTCAGAAGTTGCTCTACCTACTATCTGTTTGACATCTTTTTCAAATGAATAACCAGAATTAATATTAATGTCAAATAAACCTAATTTAAATTGAGTAGATGTTCCACCAGAATAATCTGAAGAATGGAGATTAATAAACTTAATTCTAGCAGTACCAATAATATCAGATGGTGCGGGCGCTGCTCCTGCCGATGAGTTTAATTTTTGAACAAGATATACTTGTTCAAAGTTAGATAAATTTGGATATTTGTATACATTGTTTACTAAAACATAATTTCCCATTGGTAATCCAATAGGTTGATCTTCTAAACGAAATATGTGTCCACCCTCATCACCTGTTATAGAATTTTCTCTGGCTTTATTTAAAGGTACATATTGAGTATTAATCGATTCTACTTCATAACCTTGTATGTAAGCCTTACCAGGTTCAATTGCTAAAATAAATTTATCAGAATCTCCGTAGGTATTACCTGCAACAGCACCAGAAATAGGAATTTCTGGATATAATCCACCATTAGAACCATTATCTAAATGTTCACGAACACCCATCTTAAATTTATTAACTTCATAGTTGCCAGATTCATCAAATGTGCGACGAGCTAAAGTTTTTTCTAATTCTGCATAAGATGCTTTAGATATAATCTGTTGTACTTTACCATTAACAATTCGAAGAAGTTCTATTAAACGACCAGTATCTGTAGATTGTAAAGTTGTTTTTACTAACTCGACAGAAACTTTATATCTACTGGCTCCTGGAGCAGCATAGTTAAAAGAGTTTTGAGCATTATCTAATAATGTTTGATCATCTTCAGGAGTAACAATTTCTTCAATAACATTAAAACAAACACGAGCAGTCGGGAATCTATTAAAGCGACCGACATATAAATGCAACTCTGGATTCTGTATAAAAAATCCATCAAAATAATAGATACCAGCTTTAACATCAACCTGAAAAGCAAAACCTATTACATCAGAAGACGGATTATCTGTATATGTTGTAGGCGATTGGCCAGTATCTCCAAGATTACGAATTTCTGCATAGATGTCACCAGATTGATCTATAGTTAACTTTGGATTATTTGCTACTGTGTTGTCTGCTTCTAAAGCAACAATATCTTCTCCTGGAATAAAACGATTGGTTATTCCATCTGCTGCGGTTCCTATAACTTTGCAGTAAAGAGTTGCAATATCTCTCGATTCTGTAACGCATCCACACTCAGATGTATCAATAACCTGAAACTTAACACCACTTGTTACACCAGTTATAATTTTGTTTCTAAAAGTGGTTAGATAACTTATAACATTCTGAGAGTTATATGTTGGTTCTAATTTTAAGAAATGTACTTGATTATCATAGTTTACTGATCCTGGAATTACCTGAGAACCATTTTTAAAAATATGATCGCCAAATCTTGAAACTTGTGATTGCAGAATAGTCTGCATTTGAGTAAGTTCTCTGGCTTGGACTGCATACCCTGGTCGGAACAAAATTCTATAAAAATCTTTGTCCTTGTTAAAATCGTCGTAATACGGTTCAGTATTAAAATTTAGTGCCATTGGTTCTTCTCTTTGTTTGGTTCAAATTATTTATGTTAGAATTTTATAACTGTTCTTAATGTAACAGTTTCAGCCCCTGATGGTGTAAATCCACCCTTGTTATCAATAAACATCATCTGACCAGAATATTTATCCACTGTCGGTGTGCCTACAGTTGATACAGTAAAAGTTTGTAGATTAGCATTTTGAAAAGTATCATTTGCTAATGGAATATCATTATCTAATGATTGTAATAAAATACTGCTAGATGTTGCAGTTACAACTCGATAGTTCTTAACAATAGTTTGAGATATATTTGCATTTCCAGAAGTAACATTAATTGTTCTATTTACATAAACTAAACTATCTTTAGGAAAATTATTTACGTTAATGCTTGCTGAAACTATAAAACATGCAGAGCCTACATTAGAATTAAAGAACGATGTGCTATTATATGCTCTAGGATTTTTTAATATACCAACCTGTCGATAATCATTATTTACTTCTAATCCTTGGTTTAAGTCTGTTGATATATTTCCATAAAACATTAAAGTTTTAGCAAACAACTCATCTGGTGCATTCTTACCGTGACCACCATATGGAGAAATAATAGCACGAGCAGTTGCAGCGTGACCAGAACCTGTTATAGTAACATTAGCATAACTATAATTTAGACCTCTATTAAGTATATTAATTTTAGAAATACTACCAGTTACAGAATCAATTTCTGCTTCTGCTCTTGCTCCAGTACCATCACCTTCAATTAAAACAGAAACTGTACCATAATTATATCCACCGCTAACTACTTTAATAGCATCGATAGTTCCAGAAACAGTTAACATTTCGTTATTTGCTTGTAAAGAATCAATGTTACCAATATTTAAGTTGGCAACTAATTCTGCTCCTACACCACCACCATCTGTAATAACATTTAATTCTGCGAATGTGTAACCAACACCACCATCTTCTACTATTACACCACTTACTTGTCCGTTCTCAATAATTGGTATTAATTTTGCATCTGACAAAGAGGTATAAACAACAAATTCTGGTTCTGTTGTTCTAGAACCAGTAATAGTTATTTCTGGTGCTGTTGAATATCCAGCGCCATATTTTCTAACAGAAGTGCCAGTGGCAGTTTGTCCAGCATAAGCTAATGTTGCTGTTCCATTTGTTGCAGACGAAGAGCCATGAGTTGGCGCTACTAAACCAGTAGTTCCTGCTACTGTAACAGTGTATAATCTATTTGAAAAGAAAATTTGTTGATTTAAAGTTAATACAGTACTAGGTGTCCACTCTGTACCAATTATAACTGTTGGATCACTAGTATATCCAGCACCCTGATTTGTAACTGACACATATAATACTGTGCCATTAAACATCTTCGCTACAGCTTGAGCACCAGAACCACCTCCACCAGTAATTGTAACTGGTGGTGTAGAAGTATAACCAGTTCCACTAGTTATCATTGTGACATCTCTTAAAGAACCTATTAAGTTAATACCTGTTATCTGACCAGATGTTACTGTTAGCGTCGCTGTTGCTGTAGTGCCAAGATATTTTAGAACTGCAGTACCATTTCTAACAATTCCATTAACGTGTGTAGGCTCGTTTAATCCTAGCGTACCAGCTGTAATTACTTCATAGAAATCTTTAGTTGAATTGAAAATTTTCTGTCCTAAAAATACAGATGAACTTGCAATAAAAACAGAAGCATTTGTGATAGGATCAGAAAATGATATAGTTGGAGTAGTAAAACCAGATCCACCATTTATAGCACTTACTGTCTCAATATAAATTGGGTCTGCCTCTCGATATCCGTCGCCATTTACTAAAATAGTTGCAGATGCATATCCAGCACCTTTATTAAAAATAGTAATAGTATCTAATGTGCCGTTATTATAAAACTGATTTGTTAGTGCTGAAGATACTGGAATTTGATCTCCAGTTAGAAATTTGTTTCTAAGACCAATAGGAACATTATACATGTATTTCCAAATATATCCGTCAGATAATATAATTGGTTCAATCTGGGTGCCAACTGGTTTTACTGTTGATGGTGAATTGTTATTGTTATCTAAACATTTGTATACGTTAAATTCGTCTGTAAGAACATAAAATATTGCATCTTCTAATCTTTGTGCACCAGATGTGGCTTTATTTAAAACTGCTTTAATTATTGCTCCAGAGCCACTTCCTCCTGTTACAGTTACTGTAGGAGTAGATGTATAACCAGTGCCTCTAGAAACTAAATCTGTTCCGATTAATTGTCCAGATCCACTATCAATAACTGCAGTATAAACTGCACCAGATCCTCCACCTCCAGTAATAGTAATTGTAGGTGGAGTAATATATCCACTTCCACCTTGTATCACATCTAATCCTATAATTTCAGTATTATACTCATCATCATACATATCATAGATAGCATCTTCAACCCAGTTGTAATTTTTATTTTCTTTAGTTCTAGGAATAACAAATGCTACATCATTAGGTTTAATTTCTTTAACAGTAATAATTTCATTTCTAACATTTCTTTCGTATGCATAAGAATCTGTTGGATATGGAGGAGTATCATCTGTATTCCATTTTAATGTTTTACCAAGAAAATAATAATAAGAAGAGTTTTTAGTGATAATATCACGATATACTCCCTCTGCTAAAGACTTATGCAGAATATCCTTAATTAAGGATGAATGCCCTGTTATGTGAGCCATTTAAATTAACCTAATAGAAATTATAATTAACTTACTGTAATAACCCAAGTAATTGCGATTGTATCGCCTGCACCTTTGTTAACCACTGGAAACGTAGTTCTACATAGCATTACACTGCCTGGAGAAGTAGCACCATTAAAGATACCAGCTTCAGTAATAGCACCATCACCAGTTCCTGCTGGGAAAGTAGCAGTATATGTAATAGTATTATTTGCTACAGCAGAGCCTGAAAGAGTTACTCTACCAGTTTGCGTTTGCAATGCTGTATCAGTAATTGCAGCTGCAGTAGTACCAGTACCAATAGCCATGTGTGTCATGGATGCTGGTGAGTTGGTAGTAGCTGTCATCTTAGAGGCAATATAATTTTTACCTGTTGTAACTACTAAATTTGGAACCTGAAATTCTCTAATTACTTTTCCAAAAGAATTTGTTTGGATTACTTTAACTAATCCAGTAACTTTCATTTCGTCTTGAATCGCATGTTTATTCATAAAAATCTCCTTTAT